GCGAGTGCGGAAAGAGTGGGAATTGCAACATAAGGATTATGAACTTACTTATGTTTGGGGATTTGATTTGAAGGAACAGGAACGCGCTGAACGCACAATAGAAGCGAATCCACAGGCAGCTCATGAATTCCCATTGATTGAACGCAGCTTGTCGAAGGAAGAGGTTCATGGACTGTTTGAACGGACATTTTCTTTCCGGCGGCCGCTCATGTATGACCTTGGTTACCCTAACAATAATTGCCTCGGGTGCACGAAAGGTGGCATGGGATATTGGAATAAGATTCGGAGAGATTTTCCAGCGGTTTTTGAGAGTCGGGCAAGATTGGAAAGGCAAATAGGATATGCAATCTTGAAAGATAGCAAGGGGAAGCCGGTCTACCTTGATGATCTGGACCCAAACCGCGGCAATATGAATACAGAAGTATTCCCGGATTGTGGGATCATGTGTTACTTGAGCTTAGAAAAATAATTTGGAGGAGATGCGATGATTGAGAAAATTGGAGCGGCAGCGATGCTCGAACAGCTGGCAGAAGAAGCAACGGAATTGGCACATGCAGCGCTTAAACTTGCGAGAATTGAGCGTGGGGAAAATCCCACGCCGGTTCTTAAAGATGCTGCGGTCAGTCATTTGATCGAGGAATATACGGATGTGGTTCAGTGTGCTGAAGAATTGAGTCTGGTGCCGAACATGGAACAGATTAGGCTCAAAAAGATGCGCTTTGAGGAAAGGTGGAAGGAAGAACTGTATGGCAAATATACTTTTAGAATACCCATTCCAATTGGACATCCGATCTATGAAGTTAATAATGGTCATATTGAAGAACATGAGGTTATCGGATATCGCATCGGAAGAATGATGGGAGAAGATCAGGAAGATTATGAAGAGGACTATGGGGATTATGATGGATGGCGTATTGAATATGGACGAGATGGAATAGAAGGAAGTTCACCGATATCTGCCATTGGGAATTATCTTTTTTCAAAGTGCCCGAACATGGAGGGAAAAGGCGATGGAGAATAAAGAGAAGCCGATCCTGTTTAACACGGAGATGGTCCGGGCAATCCTTGCCGGACAGAAAACATGCACACGGCGGCTGCCGAACAAACGCGTTCGTGAAGAGTATTTCGCATATGATGATTGGGCGAATACAGTAGGCGGATCGGGAATCAAAAAGTTAAGCGAGAAAGAATTTTACGAACAATATCCGCCATATCAGGTGGGAGATATCCTGTATGTCCGGGAAACATGGGGAGAAGGATATGAGGACGGAACATATATTTACAAGGCTTCTGATAAGTTAGCAAACCATCCGATGTTTAAGGAATCATCAAAGCTACTGTATCATCCATCAATTCACATGCCGAAAGAGGCGGCACGGATATGGCTGCGAGTTGTGGACGTACAACTCGAACGATTGCAAGATATCTCAAACGATGAAGCAATTGCTGAAGGCGCACAAGGCATAGAATGCAATCATGTGAATGCAGATTCATGCGGTTGCACAGATTGTATGAATACTGGATGGATAGAACCGCCAATAGTAGGGTTTATGCAAATCTGGGATGGGACGATTAAGAAGTCGGAACTTGATTTATACGGATGGAAAGCTAATCCTTGGGTATGGGTTATCGAGTTTGAGAGATGCGACAAAGAAGGGAGAGTCGTAGATGGCAGATGAAAATGAAATGTCCACGCCAGCAGACAATCGGGAATTGAGAAAAATCATACACACAGCTACTGGATATGGGATTTTAACGAAGGCGGAAATTGTCCTAATAGCGAAGATTGTGGGCCGAGCTGTTGACCGTGAATTTGAGAAAACGGAAGGGAATAGTCAATGAGCAGAGTAAGAGATAAGCTGATCCAACTGAAAAAAGAATATGCAAGCTACGGTGAATACGATGGAATCTACGCAAAAGAAGTACTGGAGATGATCGATGAGCTATTAAATGATCTTAACGAGGACGAAAAGCCGCAAAAGATTCTGTATCAGCCTCAAGCATATGGAACGCCGTGGTTGTGCCCGGCCTGCGGAGCCGATCAGACAAAGACGGAATTTTTTAACGCTGATGGATCTATACCGAAAGAAAAGATTACATTTTGCTGGGAGTGCGGGCAGAAACTGGATTGGAGTATCAATGTATGACCTTTTAAAAAAAATGGGAAGAATGTGAAAATTAAGATTGGAGGAATAGAGGATGAACAGCGAAGAGTATAAAAGCCTTAAAGAGAATGCCGATATTTTAAAAGAGAATGCTTTAGCAAAGTGCAACTTAGAGGTCAATAAAGCAAGAAATTATTATGAAGGCTATCAGCAGGCTATTTGGGATCTAATGAAGTACGTGAAAAAAGATTAAGATAAGGAGCATTTATGACTTGTGTTGTTTTATGCAAAATAGATGGGAATTATTATCTTCGGCATATTATTCTTGGCATCAATCAAATAGATACTATAGAGAGCGTTATGGGAAAGTATTATAAGGATTTTGACAAGTTACATGATGAGTTCTTTTTCTGCAAAGATAATGCCGAGATTAAAGAAGTCCTAACCATGCATGGAATAAAGAGTTGGTAAAAATCGTTAAACAAATTAAGATTTAGTGGAGGATGCACTGATGGATTTGAAAAAGCAGAAAGAACATTTTAAGAATCATATAGCGAAATTCACGGACTATGGGAATATAAAAATATTGGATTTTAAAAATCCTAATAGCTCAGAATACAGAATTAGATTTTTATTCGAGGAAGATTATTGCAGGCTTCACATTAGTGGGGATTTAGGAGAGTTGATTGCAACCAATTACAGCAATATGACATATGAGAAATTTTCTGATTTTGTTAATGATGTCGATTATTTTAAAGAAAAAATTGATTGTAATAATAGAAAACTCTATGT